TTCATTGGTAAGATATAGTCCATTAGCAAATGGTGCTAAATCAATAAGTTGATCTGGTGAATCAATTACTGAATATTGACTTGGTTCATATTGACCGGGTCTGTTTGAAACTGAATACCCAAAAGAGCCTGGTTTGTAATAGGGTTTTAAATTCCTAGTTAACAAACTATTCCTTACCGCCGAAGTCGCATCAAATGTTAATCTAGATGGCATATTTTATTTAACAAATAAATACCTATCCTTGATTTTTTTCTACGTTGTTGCAACTGAATTTGGTAAGTTGTTGTATGTTTGATTTTGCATTTTTTCTGAAATAAGTGCCACAACTTTTCTTTGAAATTCAACACTACTCACTATTTGGTTAGTAAGATCCACTTTTGTTCCGTCTTCAGTAACAACTTTTAATTCTATATTTCCATTAATTGGTGAAAAAAGTACATTTTGGTTTGTGTTAGAAGTTAAAGTGACAGGGTTGACGTTTGGTGGTGTCATTTTCTCCAATGACACTTTATTTGCTTGGGGTGTCACTATACCAAATTGATTAAGAATTTTGTTCAAGTTTTGGAAACTTGTAGAAGTACTATCTACGGATGTTGCTAATCCATTCATTGCCGTATTTGCCTTACTTGGATCTAATGAGTTCAATTTCGTTTCGGCATTTGTTATTCCTTGATTAATTGGATTGATTATTGCATTTTTTATTCCACCCATTAAATCGTTTGTAAGATCAATTAATTTTCCACCTCCCTGAGCCATTATATTATCACCACTGATCCGTTTGGTCATTTGACCTAAAAAATCAAATTTTGTTACATCGTCAGCCAATTTACCCAAACTACTTGAGTAATTTGTTGCCGCATCTTCAAATTTTTTACTCCAAGCAGCCCAATCTAAATCACCATCTGAAAGATCTTTATAAATGTCAGTTAGAAGCTCTGGGAGTTTTTCATACATATTGTCAATAGTTTTTATTGCACCCGGAGTTCGTTTTGTAGCTCCACCAACAGCTACGGATGTTGTTTCAGAAGCAGCTCTAATCACCTCATACAGATCTTGTGATGGTTTTGCACCAACAGGTATTCCAATAGCCAAATTTAATAGAGCCTGAAGTATTCCTGTTTGTAATTTTTCTTGGTCAAGTGATGATAAGGCAATTTCTTCTACAGTCCTTTCTTGACCTCTCAACTTTTCAACATCTTCTTTACTTAGTTGTGTTACTAATTTTTCTTGCCGATCTATTTTTACAACAAAGTCTCCTTTCTCTTTACTAAATTGAGCGAAGTTTGATATTAATTGTTGATCATCCTTATCAAAGTTTGAGAATTTAAATTGACTTGATAATTGATTCAATTTTGTTTGTGCAATAGACATTTTGACCAATTCATCGTATTGTATTCCAGTTGCAGTTGAAAGGTCACGTAAATCTCTTTTCGCATTGGAAAATAGTTTGAATTCTTTGGTTTTCTCGTCAAAGTATGAAAATTTACTCGTCATTTTGACCATTTGGTTGTTCAATTCTTCCACATCTTCAGATGCTAAGTACATCAACCTAAATGGGTCTGCTAGATCACCTACAGCTACCCCCATTCTTTGAAACGCAGCTACGGTTTCAATTGCTCCTTCAGGGGAAAAAACTTTTTCAGCCAGGTCTGCAATACCATACATATTGACCCTCATTTGAACTAATGAACTCGCCATTCTTGATAAACCTTCCACTCCATTTTGGAATCCAAATTTGTTAAGTAACCCTAAATTATTTTGTACCATTGAAAAAACACCTACCGTGTTTGCACCAACGGCTCTCGCTGAATTTACCGTTTCTTGTATTCTATCTTTTATAGTTCCAGCTTCAATTCCAGCATCCCTAAAACCACCAACCATCTCTGGTATGTTTTCTGATGCAACTCCAACCGCCTTTCCAGCCACAAATAGATCACTCACCGTTTGACCCAAAAGAATATTTGTGTTTCCGAGCTGTTTACCTACTCCTTGTTGTATATTAAAAACATCTTGTAATCCTCCACCCAATCGTGAGACTTCAGGTAAAGCAATAACTAATTCTTTTCTAAGTCCTTGAACACCCTGTAAAGTTGTACCGAAAGACGCAGCCAATTGACTACTGTACTGCCGAACTTGAATCTCCAATAGTTCAACAGCGTTTGGTATGTCTTCAAATTTTTTACGGATCTTTTGTAGTTCGGCTATAACATCGTTTCTTAAGTCGGAAAAACCACTATTTGGATCTTGGTCTGCCATTGTTTTTTTTCAAATAAATACTCAAACTTGAGTTTTAAGTGGCGGACAGTTTATCTAACAATCTTCTACGCCAGAATATTGGCATAGTCAAATAATCAGAATAAGAAATACTAAGACGTTGGTTAAGTACAAAAAATTCATCCACTTGATATCCCCTATAATCAGAAGAAAACTCGAAAAAATTCCGCCCCAAAGGTGATCTCTACATCTACCTTGTTTCCTGACGGGGCTGTAATTGTTCTTTTTAGTTCAATTTTTGGTTCGTTTACCTCTAAGAAATTTTTTATGAATTTAGAATCCATAATAGGCATCGTATCAATAAATTTCGCAATAGTTTGAGGTGTATTATCATTGTTAATGGCAACGATTTGTTTTTGTAGTCTCCAAGTTACTTTCGGTGCAACTCTACCTTGGGGGTAGCTATCCCCTTGACGATTGATGTCTGTAATTTCTTTATACGTCAAAGGTCTAATTGTAACAGATGTTTGTGACTTAGGAAGTGTAACAGTCCACGTCCCATTTTCGTCTGGTTCAACGTTTGGTTTTCGGAATTCTAACTCATCTAAACCCAAAACAGCCTTGAACGGTTTTCCAGTTTGTGGATCTACACTTTGAATATTATATTCGTGACCAAACGACGTGTTTCTTAAAAAGATGAGTATTGCTTCGAGGTCACCGTTTATCATATCGTCAGGTCTTAGGTCTGGTTCATATATTTTAGATCTTAGAAGGTTGATAATTAAATCATCTCCTGTTGAAGCTAGTAGTAGGTTTTCGTCGTTAGCTGTCAAGTAACCGACCTTTACTGATTTTTTTCTGTTGGGGTAAAATCTACCACCACTGGGTAATTTTACAACATCGTGTGGTAGAGAAAAGTTCTCTTGACCGTATTTAATTAAATTTTCGTCCATAAGTTAGTAAATACTATAATTAATAGTTTCTAAAATTAATTAGTCAATAAAAAAATCCCGTATATTTTGTATACGGGATCTTTTTGAAATAATTTTAATGAAATCAAGTTTTCAATACACCAAGATACAACGGTCTGGTTGAATTGTGACTGCTAGTGTTGCAAGACCATCCTGACCATATTGTGCCTGATTCCAAGCTGATTTTGTTATGAAACATGAATCTAAAATCCATTTCTCTACAACCACACCTGTTGGGTCAAGCATTTCTAAATCGAGATTCTTTTTGTATCCAGCAGCATAACCCATACGACCAGTTACTGATTCAGCATGTAGGCGAACCCACTCCATAAGAGCTTGTGTAGCTGAAGGACCAATAGGGTCTCTGAATGTAATAGTCATTGCATTCCACTTGAATCGACCAGCAACAAACGTTGAAGTATTAAGGAAAGGAATTTCCGTAGATCCGATATCAATTGAAGGTCTATCAGTTGATTCAACATACCATTCGTTAATACCTAACGTTGAATCAAATCTTAGTATAAATCGGTTTACCCTTTTCGGTTCGTACGGAACGGGCATTTTCATTAGTAAATCAGCCATAACTTTTTTGTTTTTTGTTTATAAATATTAGGATATAAATTTTTTTCTATTTACTTTTTTTTTTAATCTGATAATTTGTATATGAATTTGTAGTAGTTCTTGAAAAAAGGTTATATGTTCTTTAAGAAGTTCTTAATTAGTTACTTATTTAAATTTTTTCTATTTACTTTTTTTTTTAATCTGATAATTTGTATATGATTTTGTAGTAGTTCTTGATAAAAGGTTATATGTTCTTTAAGAAGTTCTTTTTAACTTTATTGTTTAACTTTTCTGATTATTTGTATTAATATTTGATTTTAGTTCCTGATGAAGTATCATAAGTCTTTAAAAGAGGTTCTTTAATAAATTCTTGTTTAATTTTTTCTAAATTCTTTATATCATCATCTGAAAATCCAATTGTAGGTAAAAACCTATTGCTTATTTCATCTTTCAAATAAAGTTTCCTTTTCAACCTCTTTGCGTGTCCTTTAACATAATTAATGAACTCTCTAAGAGCTTTTACTTTGAGTTCTTCAGGACTAGAGGCGCTCCCTTCATCTCCAAATGAAACAGGATAATACTTGTTCAGATCTAAATAATAATTGATAAGATCTTTACTATTCACTGGTCCTTCCTTGGTAATCTTTCTGTACTTTTTCAGATTCTTAACAAGTAAATCTTTGTTTATACCCATATGATTTTGGACGATCATATTATAAATAGCTTCTCTGATTGTTCTGGGGTTATGACCTCTAGCTGTTATAATTGAAAAAATAGAACCGTTGTTGATAGCTTCAATGAAGTCAGACCACGCTGGTCCTGGTTTAGCAACCATAGTATCCAATAGGAATTTTCTATCACCAGAAGTTCTGAAATTACGAAAAGGATCATCAGCATACCCAACAATTTTTCTACCTTCGTAGTCAAACTCTTCAACGCCTATTTTAGAACGAAACTTTGCAAAATCTTCTGTAGTCATCCCAACTTCATCACCCCCATCATCAACAAGTATAATCTTAGTGGGCATTTGAAGAATATTATCATCCCAATCGAAAGCATAATACTTCAAATCGGGGGTTCCGAATGTATCGAAACCCTCCGAGATGATAGTATGTTTGATTGGTGTTACAGACATCTAAGATTAGATATTTTCAAAAGAAGCACCAGTCGGTGTTATCAAGAACTCTATGTCGATAAATTCTAACGCTTTAGTTGGTTTCAGATAGATCTTACCAGTCAAGGTATTACGATCTAAATCCTCAGGTGAACTACTTACAGTCACTCTGAAGTCATAAAGACCCCTGTCCCTTCTAATGGCATCCAAAATAGGATTGACGCTGTCTAAGAAGTCCTGACGTACCTTGGCATCGTTCTG